GGATAGTCTTCTTCTTGCCCTTGGCACAAGCAGTGACTACTTTCTTTTTTCTTCCGTGCCCTGCTTCCCCTTTACGAATTCTGCGGGGCTTGTTACAGCTTGTAGCTTGTTTTCTGGGCATAATAAAATGACCTCCCTTCTAATAATAAGAGGGGAGGTCAAGTCAATCAGTTAAAGTTATTATTTAGTTTGCTGCGACTTATGCCACTTAAATGCTTCGAGGGCATTCTTAAACTGCGGTGTGCCTGATGGATTAGATCGTGAGCCTGTTGAGGACTTACGAACTACACTACGGCGCTCTGCTTTACGAGCAGCAATCTCATTACGCTCCTGTTGTAGTTTAATAGATCCAACCTTTGCCTTTACGATGTAGAAAGCATCTTCCATTTTTAGTTCAGGTCGGTTCTTCAATAGCTCAATCATAGGAGCACGATAGGCAGGATCGGTAATCTCTGGATTGTCTGCCTTAAACTGTTGTAGAGCCATCCTACGCTGCTTAACTTCTAGTTCCTCTTGGGCAGGAGCCATCATATCTCGTAGCATAAGTTTAGCCTGTCGCTGAATCTCTGCCTTCATTCCATCAACATCGAATAGATCGTATTCAGCAGTCTCATCTACATCTCTCAACTGTCTAGCCATAGAACCATTAGTAATAGCCTGATTCTGGGCTTCCATAGCCCTCTGGGCTGCTTCAACTTGTTTACGCATAGCAGCAAGTTCCTGCGTTTTTCTGGTGTAATCTCCTCTAATGTTGGCTAAATGCTTACGAACATCTTCTGGAACATTATGAATCCATTCATTTAGTGGGCGCATCCCCTTATGTTGTGCGTCATCTGCGAACAGGGGATCCTGCTCTGCGCTGTAATTCATTAGGTCATCTAATGTAAAGTTCTCAATCGTTTCTTCAATGGTCTCTGTTTGAGGTGCTGCTTCCGCAGTCTCGTCCCCAACAGAGGTGTTGGCTTCTACGCCAGTTTCTGTTGCGTCCATTATTATCTCCTTTATTGATTAATGGTTTCTTACATTCTGCTCATCATCATAGCATCTTCTTCTTCAGGCGACATAGTTTCCATCTCTGGCTCTCTATCCATTTCGCCCTCTTCTTCGCCATCAACTTCTTCCTGTAAAAATCTTTTGAATTCTTTATCTTTTGCGAGCATCTCCAACTTACCAGCAATAGTCATAAGTGCTGTGTCGTCACGGACATCGTCTAGATCAATTCGCATTTCATCACGAATAGCATCTTCTTCAATAGCCTCTTCAACAGCCTGCTGGAACATAGCAAGGATTCTTACGAAGTCAGTAGGAAGGACTTCGGTATCCTCAACTTCAGGATAATCTGGTGATTGTCCAAAGAGAGGCAGCAATGCGTTAGTCCCACGAACAAGAGGACCAAGACCACGAGAAGTAAAATCACCTCTGGGAGCCATCGCCGCAAACATCTGGTCATCTGCTTCTTCCGCCATTCCTAGTTCCTCTCCCATTGGATCGCCTTCTGGGCGGGAACCTACACCAATCATAACAACTTCTTTTTCCATTTTAAATCTCCTTTTTAAATGGTAATTTTTTGGTCGTAAAGGGAATCTAGTGTCCCGTCCAAACAATCGCTTGCTGGGAAGGCTTTAACCATAGCCTTATTCTGATCACCTGTTTCAGCCAAAGTGGTCTGATAAACTTCTGCTCTTCGATCTTGTTCTGCTGATCTTTCTCTAATCTCTGCTTGTTTCTTCTCAATCCAACCTTCACCTAGATCTGATTCAGCAACAAATCCTTGAGCATTTAAAATCTTTTCTTCTTCTCGTTTAGAGGCTACCTGCCTTCCTAACGCCTGTGAATAATAGTTGTGGCTCATTCCCTCGGTCCAATTCCCGCTCCATAATGATGCGGTCTTTGCGGGCATAGACATTATCTTATTCATAGCATCGCCACAATGCGGGCAGATAACTTCTACCTTCTTACTGCGGTCATAAGACATAAGTAATTCTTCTTCAAATCCATCACGAGCACACTTCCAAGAATAAAGGGGCATTATTTTATCTCCTTATGGTAAGACACCATAATGTTTTTTGGAGCAGTCCTAGAGCCTTTCAGCCACCGGCAAACATTAATGCTGGATAGGTTGTTGGCGTCTGCTGCTGCCTTGATAGTAGGATAAACAACGCCGTTTAGTTCTACGGCTTTTGCTCGTCCATTATTACCACCGGACATCTTCTTGCGCCAAGCAAGTGGCTTGCTGCGTCCCTTTACTGAACCGGGAGCATTTGCTTTGCGGCAAATGTTTAGGCATAGCGCATCATCATAGTGCTTGATAATAAATTCTTCTTCTACTAGATCTAATAGTTCTTTATCATCGCAACTGAATAGAACCTCATAAGAGAAAACTTCTTTGCCGTGTTTATTGTAAATGTTTTGTAGAGCAGCGTTGCCGTGCTTATTATGTTTTAGTGAAGAACTATGTCCTCTCCAACGCATTTTGGCTGTGTTAATCGTCTGTCCGTAGTAGTAGTAATCTTTTGCGGTAATCTTGTAAATGTCCATTATGCCTTCCTCCCTAACATTCTAGCAGTTTCTTCCGCACTTGTCACCTGTTCTGTTGGTCCGCCCTCAATCATTTGCTGGTCTGCTGCTGATGGGCTAGGGACAGGTGCTGCCTGCTGTGGGGGAGGCTCTTCTGCGAAGTCCTTGGGCAATTCATAAAGTCTCACTAGTTCCTCTTTTATTTTCAGCGGACTAACACCAAGTCCTTGTAGTGTTGGGAGCAGAGCCAAGAAGTTCTGCTTACGCATAGCATCTGATAGTGGTGTGGAACCTTGGTCAAGAGCATTAATGCGGAACTTACCATCTAGGTCTGGGGGCGTAATAATACGAGCCTCACCTTCTACATCAAGCACAGCAGTCTCTCCTTCGTCCGCTAATAGGTCTAGGAGCCTTATATAAATTTCAGTAATGCGTTCTAGTGCTTGGTCTTTTTCTCTCGCCATCTTACCGATTTCACTTGCTGAATACTGGGCTAGGGCAGTAATCTCTGTGGCTGTGGCTTTGGTAGCCTCGCCACGACTGAAAGGAGCAAGGATAGATCCTCTGTTAATGTCTTGTTCAATGTAAGCCAAATAGCGGTCAAAGTTAGAACTAATAGGCTCAACACCAACCTGCTGAATAAGTCCATTAAGACTATCTTCATCTACACCAATCATCGCTCCATCAATTCCCGCAGTAATCTTCGCAAGTTGTTCTTCATCAAACGAACCTTCTTTGTAAAGATACTGACGACTATCCCTACGAACAGCATTAGCCCAATAAGTGCGTAGAATGTTTTTCTCATAAATCTGGTCATAGATCCTCGCAAGTGCTGATAGACCGTCCATAGGCTTTGATGGACAACGGCTGTAATAAAGTAGTGTGATGTTGGGAAGAGGATTATCGTTGTAAGTTCTAATAGGAATAGAAGCACGATCAAGAACCTTATCCCCACCAGAATAGTTAGGAGACCAGTAATAGACCTCATCATAAAGGAGATCATAAAGTTCTACGATTTCAACATAGAGATAATCATCTGGAAGGTTAGCAAGAGAATCGTCATAGAGGTTGCTGCGATCCTGATAGGAATCAAAGTAATCCTGCTTGGGAACTGGTGTGAACTTCTTATTACCAAACTTCTTTCTTGCTTCTGGTAGTGTAATGAAATAATTATGTCCAATAAATCTAGAAGTCTTTTCATCAGACGCATCTCTATCAACCATAACTTCCCAGCAAGGAATGGCTTCAATGCTTACCTTATCAAGCATCTCGTTAGAATCCTGTGGGCATAACTTTAAAGCGCTGTATTCATAGATTAGAGCAAGACGAGAAGCAATCTCTAACTGTTCCCTCTGTGTGTAAAGAAATCGATTAGAGACCGCCTGTGCTAGTTTAGCATCGCCCCCAGTAGCAGCGATGTCGTCACCAACAATAACTGATGGTGTTTTAGTAAATAGAGAAGCAATAAAGCCCTCAATGTAACCAAATGCATCGGCAGTCTCAATGCGAATCATCGTGCTGTCGTAGGATTCTGATTCCCAGAACTTTGTTTCATAGGCATCCTTGTAGCGTTTAAGCTCTCCTGCCTTTTGTCTCCAAAATTCTTTATGTTCACCATAACAAATCTGAATAAAGTTATTGATGTCTTGGTTTGTTCTAGCCATAGTTATTAGTTCCTCTCTAATGAATAAGTAAAAGTCAAGTGTTAGTTGTATCTTCTTTTGCTGGCAATGGCTACACCACCAGTCTGTCTAGTCTTGCGTGCGTTCTTTGCTTTAATCCAGTGAGGTAAGTAAGGGACTTCTTTTATTCTAATGGACTTCAAGCACATGTAAGCAAGGCTTAAAGCAACAGCATTATCGCTGTGTGCTCCATCTTGATTAGCAAGTTCTATGTTGCCTCTATCATTTACGGTAATAGCACGAAGTTCTGAATAAACTATGTTGTCTAGTAAATGCAAATAACCTGTTTGGATTTCATCTTTTAGGTTCTCAAACATAGCAGTCTTGGATTTAAGTGTAGTGATCCAATCCTTACCATCTTTTTTCCAAATCTTTCGGTATCCCATATGGTTCATTTCATTTAGCACTACATTCCCGAAGTTATTTGATTCAACAAGAACCAGCGCGTTGTTGTAGGTGATCGCAAAATCAACGATTCTTTCGGCAAGATAAACGGGACTGACTTCATTACTTCGGTAGATGAGCACAGGTTGGTGTGTTCTTTTACTGACCACGTAGATGACGCTGTAATCTCTCCCGACACCAGCAGCCACATCAACACCAATAGCATAGTGATCATCAGGTTCAGGCTCGCACAGCACACTTGTTTCTCTTGGCTCAATTTGGACAATGTCTATCTCCTCAAAGTCTTCTCTGGTCAAATAAGTATTACCAGCAATACTATAGGCATCCTCAATAGATGCTGGGAATTCCCTAATGAACTTGGACTTATCGCCCAGCTTGCTTAACTTTAATCTTCTCCAATAAAGTTGTTCCTAAGTTAATTCATAAGTTTCTTTTAAATCTTCTTCTACGTCAGTCCAGTCAATCTCTTCATCTTCTGGTAATTCTTCTTTGTAGTTGTAGTGGTCAAACCATCTGAAAAATAGATAGTTCCAATCTGCTTCTCCCCGTTCATAACGCATAATCTCTTGGTGCATTGCGTCATTAAAGTAATTCGCAGTAGTCTCAATAATCAACTGACCATTGTTTAGTGCCGATAGGGCAGTAGCCTTTAATTCATCAGGATTGGGGGCAAACGCATATTCGCTGATGTGTAGGTAGGAACAGGTAAAGGACCGGAGCCCCCCTTTCGCTTCAGCACTAACAGCAATAATCGAAGCACCGCTGTCGCTAAATGTAATCTCTGTTGTGTTCTCAACTGATAGTTTCCTTTTTAGAAATGCTGGGAGATGGTCATAGAATGTCTTATGAATCTTCAGCAAGTGTTTAGATGACTGTAACTTGTGGGATAAGATGGCTATTGTAAGGGGCTCACTGCTCGTGTAAGCCTTCCAAAAAAGATAAGCCGACACTATGGTCGATGAACCAATTTGACGCCCTTTAAGGACTAGTGTGTCCTTTCCGTTCTCCATCTCATTAATGATTTTAATTTGTTCTTGGTTTGGGATAAGGTTTATCAACTTACCATCTTTACCAATAATCTTTAACCTGCTGATGAATTCGATAGGATCTGCTATAACAGCAAGCAGTTTGCGCTGTTGTTTATTCATTTCTTTACGAACACTATGAAATAACTATGGAACTTACGGCTATGCTTTTGGATCTTATGGTTATGTCCTACCATTCTAGATTTAGCCAACAAGATAAACAAATCCTTTTGATAAAAACCAAGTTTTTCTGCTTTGTTCTGGATATAAGTGTGAGACCAAAATTGCTTTCCACCAGAGATTGTGTCTTGACATTTGAAAACTAACACACCTTTCTTTTTTAGAATTCTATGTGCTTCTATTAGGCATTTATCATACCAAGCCCAGCAGTCTTCCATTTTTCTAAATCCGTGAAATCTCTTTCCCATAATTCCTGTGGGCTTCTTTTTATAATAACCTGCTAGGAAAGGAGGATCAAACATAATGCTGGAAATAGAATTATTATCAAAAGGTAAATCGGCAGCATCTGCTTTGATAATGTCGTCTGCTTTTGGATAAAGATCTGATTTTATCTTGGGCTGTGGAATAGTTCCTTTATAGAATTGTCCCTTGGAATAAGTTGGATCTAAATGGAATTGTCCCTCTGGAACATAGAGGTCAATAATCCATTTTAGGATTTCGTCATTATTGTAAGAGATAGATTTTATCATTTGAGGTATTGTTTAATGTCGTGGATTGTTGCGGTGTGCTGCTCCTTGTCTTCTTTTGTGTTATGAGGGCTAGTCATAATCGCTTGTAGCAAGTTCTTGATGTCCGTAACAGACAAAGTCTCAAAAGCCTTTCCCTGCTGCCATTCTAGACGAGCGATGTCTAGCAAAGCCCAAGCAAATTGATAGGGATCTTTCGCATCAACTGCTCTCTTCATTCGCGTTTCGGCTTTCATTCTACGAGCCATAATGTTCTCCTTTGTGTTCTAATAAATAAGAATAAGTCAAGTAAGGGGATCAAAATAAAGTTTAATCTCTGCTGCTGTTTTTAGAAAGAATCCCCCACCAGTTAAATCTACCATAAGATAGTCTGGTGGGAAATCTAGTTTCCAAGTAGGAGGTAATCTATCCATTCCATAGGCAGCATAGTCGGATGGTCTTGCTTCACCTAGGAATAAGTATAGCTTCTTTGTTCCCTTTGCTCTCCATAAGGAGCCTACTTCTACATCAATCATTTTCTTTTTGTGTTCTCGCCCATTCAATTCGTGCCTTACTAATCTCTACATATTCCTCGTCCATGTCTATTCCAACAAAGTCAAAGCCTTCCATAGCACAAGCCATTCCAGTAGAACCAGATCCCATAAAAGGATCAAGGACTTTACCATTAGGAGGTGTAATAAGTTTTGTTAGGTAAGTCATAAGTTTAATTTGTTTGACGGTTGGATGTGTTTTGCGGCGAGGTGTTGGTGCCCACTTGGGATCATTAGCCAATCCACCAGCATTTAATCTTGGAATCTCTTTCTCTTCTAGAGCATCACAGCCAGCGTTGCGTTCCTTCTTACCAACCTTGGCGCAGTAGAAGAAGCGTGAGGCACCTGATAGACCATCAAAGATTACGTTATCTTCACCAGCCTTCTTTCAGCCAATAGTCCATCTAGCT